AAGGTCTCGCATTTCTAACTTACGGTCAAACTCGCCAATCAGTAGATTTTTGTTATATCGTGTGATTCCGTCATTCCCAATCATTTCAGCGTTCACCTTTGATGTTTCTCGCACCGCTTCAATCTCGGATTTTAAATCATCGAAGTTAGGAATGCTTGCCTTGATTTCGTCTATTTCTTTCTTGGATAGTCCTGCTTCTTCTAATCGTTTGATAATGCTGTCAATATCAGCTTCCCAATCAATTGATTTGAGTTGTTCATCAATTTCAGCCATACGCTTTTCAAGCTCTATCTGAGTTTGTTTCATTTCTTTAATCGAAGTATTGACTAAATCCTCAACAACCTTGCTAAAGTTCAGGTCAACTTTAAGAACCCATGTTCCATTTTCCAAAACGTAAATACCCTGATTGTCACCATCTTCAAGGAAGATCATATCCCCTTCACGATAACCGTCAGGTTCAGGTAAAACGTTGGTAAACTCTAAACGATTACCCGCTTGATTGTAGACATAATTAATAAGTTCTGTCTTTTCTCTTTCTAACGCTTCTTGTCTAATCTTTTCTGACAAGGCGTCCTGAGATAACTTACCTCTGTTTATGTTCTTTTCAGCCTGTGATGTAGTAATACTTTTATTATCAAACCGATAACCTATGTTACGTTCAATCGCACCATCATAGGTTACCTCAACAACTTTCATATGAACAACTTGGCCATCTTTGAGTAGCACTTCCACGTTATCATGTAGCTTTAGTTGTGTTAGTTCACCGTATTCTTGCTCTAGTAAACCGAGTGTGTTCAGTGAAGCTGACATTTTAGGCTCGTCAACGCCAATATTATTCTCAAAAAACTTGCTCGCTTCAGCATTTAGAGCATTGATATTCTCATATTTATAACGAGTTAGTTCAACTTTTTCTGTCTCAGTCTTCTTATCATCCCCTGATCCAGTTTCACGCTCGTATGTAAACTCTGACTTCTCTTCAAGTCGTTCATTTCTAAACTCAACAAAACTTGTCCTAATAGGATAACCCTTATCAACATTAGGACTTAGGACAGGGTTACCATAAACCTTGGTTTCAGTCGTTTCTGCTTTATATCGAATCTGTGAAGAGCTTTTATCAGGGATAGCTTTATCAACTGCTAAAGTAGTAAATGGTATTATACGTGTCACCATCTCTTCAGTGTTGCTAGTGACTTTTAATTCTTCAACAAAGTCAGCTTCTCTGATTCGCATAGCGTTTGCACGTCCAAGTGTATTACCTAGCTTCATTCCTAAGTCAATGTATTTTACTTCTAGTTGATAAGCATTTATAATACCGTCATCATTGAAAAGAGCATTATATGCTGTAACGTCTTCATGTTCAAAATCGCCTCTTATTTTAGAATTACCTATAATTCTAATATCATAAGCGGGGTCTAGGTTATGCTGAATTTCTGTAATCATTTCTATAGGCGATTGTGAGGTGTATTTATGTGCTTTAACAACACTGTGTTTTAACTCGTGTAATACCCTAAGTTCTGCATTGACGTAAATAATACCACTTACGTTATCTTTCTCTGTTTCATATATAGTGAATTGAACATATTCACCATCTTTTTCAAACTGAGTTTTAATAATGTTCCCCTCAGTAAGATATTGTGACTCTTGTGCCATCATGATATGTGAGAACTGTAGGTCACAAAAACCGTTACTATAGGTTATCTCAGGGTCACTGACAAATTGAGTGGGTGACCCTAAGCCTTCATTGTTAAATGACTTATCATTTTTGTCATATATAAATAACATCTTATAACCTCCAGTTAGGGGTTACTTTGAGTGAAGTCACTTCACCAGACCATTTAATCCTTTGTCCTGAAGGTAATACAGGATATGGATAAGTATATTTCAAGTGACTCTGATTGCGATATGTATTAGGACTTGGTTTTGAATAAATCTTCTGCACCAAGCTATCAATATATAGAGTCTCCCCACTAGGAACTGCTTTCAGGGTGATTACTTCATCAGCGGTAATTTGTATATCCCCTGACCCAGATAACTCAAAAATTGGTTTCAATTGCCCAAAGTCATATTGGAATGAATCCCCGTTAGATAGTGTGTAAACTCTCTGAGAAACAAATGGATACCTTGCGGGTTGTAGGCGCAACTTCAATGTACCTTTCTGAGAACTCTTATACTGTCTACCACCCTGAAGTTCAATACTTTCAATCATACCCTCATACTCAGCATACGGGTCATGGTAGAAGTGGAAACGTAAGTTTGTGTATAATCTCAAATTGTCTAAAACATTTAGAGTTTTCTCAAACTCATCTTCATTCTTAGCAATTACTGTAATTTCAACATCAATCTCATTCGCTTCATCCGTCCCATTATCAATGGCTGTATAACCATCTCTACCTTTGAAAGTATATAAGTCACGTTGCCTGATTCGAGTAATTGTCTTAGGTCTACTTGCTACAAGGGTTGAAATGTTCTTGTTAAAATCTAAGACTCGCCCATCAGGATATGTAATAATTAGATTACCTGCGACTAATGGTTTTTTATTTTGTGTTAGTTTATAAACTGACACTATCTACCCTCCTATTCTTACAGGTTGACCTGTCCGCTTACTATACCGTTTACCCGCTTCAACTAACGGTTCGATTAATTTATCTGCTTGGTAGCGATTAATCGAATCACCAACCACTTGTACAGTGACATTCATTGTGATTGCTGATTCTGGAGTTACGGTTGTTTCAGACTTAGTTTGTTCTAAGTATTTTTCAGGGACTTTAATCTTTCTTAATTCATCTAAGAATGATTTATCCGTACCCGTTTTATACTTAGGAAGTCTATCTACAAACGGTTGTAGATTGATATTCTTCAATGCTTCACGTTTAAAGTTTGCAATAGATGGCCATACCTTAGTTCCTTCAGGGAGGTTATACTCAGTGTTTCTTGCGGGAGATACACCAAAGTACCCGTCAGGGGTTAGGAAAGGCTCTTTCTTCATACCGTCACCGAGGATTGCCAAACCACCCTCATGGTACTTAGTACCTGTTTTATGGTGACGTCCAAAGGTTCTATAAATAGTATTGATATAGTTTGTTACCGTTTTACCACGTAAACTATTGATATAACCTTGCGCTCTTGCTACTGCGGCCGAGGCATTATCAGTTGCTTTTAAAGGAACATTCGGTTTTAATAATCCATAGGTTGTAACCAATGCACTAGCAGCTCCAACAGGCACACTTGCATTATTTTCAGCGTTTAATGGGACTTTAGGTGTTAAAGCACCAAAATCATCTACAGCGCTAGTTGCTTCACCTACAGGGCCACCTGTTTCATTTCTAGCTAACAGTTTAGCTATGGCTTCCATACCTTGTACCTTGTTGATGTTAGCCTCAGCGCTTCCAGTGGCTTCACCTGTGTTATCCTCAGCTGTTAACTGAGCGGGTTGAAGTCCAAGTACGTTTATTAGCCAATAACCAACTAAAGCGCCTAAGTTGGTTAGAGCGTTACCTGTATTAGCTTCAGCGGTTAGGACTTTAGTATCCCCACTTGGGAAAATACCCCACTGAGCAAGTAACGATTGAACAGCACCTTCAGCGTCATCAGTATTCGCTATAGCATTTAGATACTTGTCAACAAACTCTGTATTGTTCCATAAGTCTTGTTGTTGAATTGCTGTACGTATTTCTTGACTAGCAATTGTGCCATCAGCAACTAATATTTTTTCTTCAGGGGACATAGCATTGAACACTTGTAAATCACTCATAGCCTGATTAATAGCTTCCTGAGCGGGTGTACCATTAGCGACTAGTTCCTGCACCTTAGCGTCAATAGCGTTCCATCCACCGATTTCTGCAAGTGCTTCATTGACTTGATCAGCACCTTCTACACCAATCATAGCCATCTTTTCTTCAAGGGTCATGAAGTCCCAAACTCTACCTGATTCTAAAACTTTGTTCACAAATTCACGAGTGTTATCATCAATGTTAGCGTCTTTTGACAGAAGCTCTAATTCATCCCAAGTCAATCCCGCTTCTTTAGCTTCTTCAATGAATTTTTCTAAGCCTTCAGTGTTGATATTCGCCATATCAATCCCGCTATCATTAATTGCCTCATTTAATTTGTTAAACGCTTCTTGCGCACCTTGTGTCATTTTTCCAAAGTCAATAGGATCTGTTTCCCAGATAGCTTTTATTTCTGCTTTAGATAAACCAGTTTCTCTTTCGAGATAAGCTAGGGCTCGCTGATAAGTTTCTGAGTTCTCATCAAAGGATTTACCTAATGATTCGGCTACCCTCTTTTGGGCTTCCATGTGAGAACGAATTAATTCAGAGTTTAAAGCCATCATTCTTGAATTGTGCGATCGTTCAAGTGTAGCTTGATTTTCTTTATATTCAGCATATCCCAGATTTGCTTCCTGAGCGTATTGATGGAAAGCGTCTAACTGTTCTTGATAAAGTTTGTCCTCAGCGCTTCTGAACTTTTTAATCTGTTCTTCACGCATTAAAACCTCTTGACCAGTCATATCCTTATAACTCTTAGTCATTTGTTGATAAATCTGATCAGTTTGCTTGGCGGTCTTACCAAGTGATATAGCATAGTCACCAAGAATTTCTTGTGTTAAACCTTGTACCTCTTTGAGATACTTCTCAGGTATGACCCCACTATTTTTTACAGTCTTTTCTTGAATATCGCCCAACCGATCCATAGCGTCTTGAACACGCTGAGTTTGCTGTTCAATATTCTTAATTGTAGCGTCTAGTGAGCCTTTAAGATTTCCTTGTACCGATTCGGGAAGTTTAGCAAACGATTCTCTCAATTTATCAATCTTTTCAGAGTTTAGCTTTTCGATTTCCCCTTGAATCTCACCAAGGCCACCGACAACACTATCCATATTAGAGTTCTGATTAAGATTGCTAATCTCAGCGCCTACTTTGGTATAAGCGTCCCGTACTCTGTAAAGTGAAGCCGCTTGCTTATCGGTAACATCAGTAATGCTAGGAAAGTTAGCTTGTATTCTCTGAGATTTTATAGCTTCAGAAGCAACATAAGCAAACCCTGCACCTAGGGCGGTAAGTCCTGCTGTTGCAATTCCTAATGGACTAGACAAGAACCCAAGTACACTTGCAACTTTACCTACAGCGCCTGTAAGTGCCATTGCTTCACCTGTAATACCACCGAGTTTAAGTAGTTTAAAGGCTTGTGTAACTGTAGATACAGCACCAGTTATACCACTAAACAGTTTTAATATCCCACCACCGATACTGATTACATTACCGATACCAGATACTACAGGCCCGAGTGCAATTGCTAAAGCACCCCATTTTACAATGTTAGTTCTAAGTCCTTGATCAATACCTGTAAACCAATCACTAAAGTCTCTAGCCATATCCTGAAGTCCACCTGTTGAATTTAACAAGTCCATTATAGATGGGAGTAAAGCGTTACCTATTTCAATAGCAAATAGTTTCAGTTTGTTTTTAGCAATTTCCCATTGAGCCGATGTTGACTCTAATTGAGTTTGATATTCTTGTTCTAAAGCTAAGTTTTCTTGATAAGCCTTACGTGAAGTTTCCAAGGCGCTATTCATCGTCTTATAACCATTAGCTAATTTCAGGATAGTATCACGCATACGAATCTCTTTTATACCTAAGTCTTCAAGGATTGGTACTAAGTCTTTACCCTCTTTTTTAGCTTTACCTAAACCATTAATAAATGATTGGAAAGCACCCATACTATCTTTATGGAATAGGTTGGCAAACTCATCACTCGTCATACCTGCGACTTTAGCAAGTTTACCTAATTGTTCTCCACCTTCAGAAACAGCTGAAGACATATCTACAAAGAATTTAGAAACACTACTTGCCCCACGTTCAGCTGTAATACCCATAGCTGACATCCCTGCTGATAGACCTAGAATATCTGCTTCAGCAACATTCATAGTTGACAATGTACCGACTAGCTGACTAGCCATTGACATAATTTCTGTTTCAGTAGTTGCAAAATTATTACCTAATGCAACCAGTGAAGAACCAATCCTGTCAATCGTTTTTGTTCCAGTACCTGATACGTTTGTGAAACGTGCAATAGCTTCTGAAGCTTCTTCAGCACTTAGTGAGGTTGCCGTACCGATTTTAGTCATTACCTCAGTAAACCGAGTAATGTTATCAGCACCTTTAATACCTAGCTGACCTGCAATTGCACCGACATTTTGTAATTGGTCAATAGCAATTGGCATTTCTTTAGCCATACCCATAATGCTCTTACTAATCTTGGCCATACCAGCGTCAGTTTCACCAGTGGTCTTTTTAATTTGAACTAAACCTTTTTCATAGTCCATAGCTGATTTTACGAATACAGCACCACCTGCTGTGGCTACAGCGCCTACTCGGGTAATGACATCCCCTACCTTACTGATACTACGTCCAAAGTTCATCATTCTGTCCCCAGCTTTATTTAAGCCATTAGACATCTTGTAAAATAAGTCGTTCTCACGTACCATGTTCTGAGCGAAAACGCTATACTCAGATTTAAGTTTCGCCATCTGAGAAGCGGTTGTTTCTAACTTTCTTGATAAATAGTCGTATTGATCAGTACCTTCTTTAGTTTCTTTCAACTTATTCACGTATTGACCTGCGACTGAGTTCAGGGTTGAGTATTGTTTACGCATAGCTTCAAGCGCCTTACTACCCATCCCTAAGGAATAGTTTTGGTCTTGACTCGCTTTAGTTAGGTTTCTTACCTGACGTCCATACTGACTTGCTTCTTTCTGTAAAGATTTCAGGCCTCGGTCAAAGTCAGCGGAGTCCATATCGACTTTTACAACGAGGTTACCTATTACATCTGACATTTATTCACCCCTTGTTTATATAGCTTCAGGGTGTTAGATACCTATGAATGTATCAAAGTACCCATCAACTACATTTTCATGTTCTTTATCTTCGTCAACAAATAGTAGGTCAAGTGCTTTGTAGAAGTCCATTTGGTCAATTTCTTCAATCGTCCAATTATAGGTTTCAGCTAAGTGTTTATAGACTTTCTTTATAAACTCCAGAAAGTCTACTTCATCTTTTTTCCCTGTTTTGAATCCTCGGCTTCTTCCTTTTGTTGGAAAGCAAGGTCAAAGATTTGTGAAGCTAGGTCATAGAACTCACCAATATGTTTAAAGAAAGCATAGTTGATAAACTCATCATAAGTGAACTGACCATTGAAGAACCCAACTATTAAATCAGTGGTGAACTCAATATCTTCATTCGGGTTAAATGCTGACGTATCAATATCATCTTCTTCCAACTCACCATCAATCCCTGCTTGGACCATTTTCAGAATCTTATTTTGAGTGGCTGTTGTACGTTTATCCCATTCAAGGACTTTTAGAATGGTTGCAACGTTTACCTTGTTTTGTTTGTAAATTGTTTTCTTACCGTCTTTGATTAAAGCAATTTCCACTTTTAGCACTCCTTACTATTTGAACTCTTTAATAATTTAAATTTATACAATAAAAAATAAGGGAGGTTTACCCCCCCCTTAATTGTTGCACTATGACTAATCTTCAGAACCTACATCGTGTGATCCACTATCTTCGTCATCAGTATCAATAGGCTCTACACTTTTACTTTCGTGCCATTTTGAAGTCACTGAAGCATTTTCAGCAGTACCACCAATCATATCATAGAAAGCATTGTTGAATAACAGCGCCATTGATTTACCTGAGATTGACGGTGTTTGATATGAGATTGATGAACCTTTAGTTTCCCAAGACTCCTCAAGTGGTGAGAACCGTACTTTATGAACTTGTACGAACTCATAAGAACCGTCTGAACGCTCTGCCTCAAACGTTACCCCAAAATATGGTGCAATTGCATTTGAAGTTACACGCATTTTACCATTAGAGTCAATTGGATAACCTAATAATTTAGCACGTTGTTTTTCAGTAAATGCTTTAGTACCTACCGTAATATCAAAAGCTGTTACAGCGGAGTTGTACTCAGATAAAATATCGTCCGCATATAAATCACCCTCAGTTACTTGTGGTGATAAACCGACTGACATCAAACCTTCAATACGAACAGGCTCGCCATAAGTAGCGCCATCTTCATCATCGGTTAATAATTCTTTAAAGTGAAAGTTCCGTACCCCAATACGCACTAGACCTTTTTCCATTGAAATTGTCAAATAAATCGTCTCCTTTATATTTAGATATTTATATATTTTATTCAGTAGAGTTAATATCGTATTCGATAAACTCCATATTCTCAGTTTCATCAACTATTTCATATTCAGAGTTGCTTGACTCGTCATAATAAAAACCTGTAGGTAATTTTTCATCTTTACCTACAGGTTGTATTTCATTGTAAATTGTCTCGTACTTATCCAACATATGTTTGAACAAGCTGTCATCTAGTTCAATCTTGATATGAATACTATAATGAAACAGGTTGGTATAAGCATTTTTAACGGTATACTCAGAGTTGATTATAAACCCAGCTTTTCTAAATGCTGATTTAATTTTTGCCCTCAGGAATCTGTATTCTTCATTTGCTGAAATATAGCTAACTTGAAATGTGTACCGTTCAAACTCAGGGGAGTCATCCGCATACATCGTATCTGTACCACCAATTTCATGGTATTCAAACAGTGGATATACACCATTTGTTGTACGATTCGCACCCACGTTATATATACCGTCAACTTGTGATATATGCTCTCTGACTTCAGGCTCTGAAAGGACAATATAGTGAATTAATTTTTCAATATTCAAACTACCACCCTCCCAGTGCTTCTCGAACTTCAGCGGTCATGACATCCTGAGCGCTTGCAAACATAGTAGGTAAAGCTCTTTCAATATGTTTACGAGGTGAGATACCTTTAGGATTACCCTTAGAGTAAGTACCTTCATGCACAAACCACATATACCAATAACTACTAGAACCGTAACCAACTTTTATAGATTTGTAAAACCCGCTTGTGCTTACATTCTCCATATCGACACTCGACTTAGCGTTACCTGACTTTGCGGGTGTAACCGCTCTATAAATCTCTTTAGCAACCTTACCACCTTCACGTACTGCTTCAGTGGTTTGTCTATTCATTTTATTGCTTAGGATAGCTAAATTATTTATGAACTCTGAAAGTGACTCAGGGGTAATTTCCATTGAAATATTAGCCATTCTAAGCACCTCCGTCTTCCAAGGCTTCCGCTAGGAAACGTATTCTATCATGAGTACCGTTAGTATCACCGACAATTGATACACGGTACATTTTCCCTTGGTACGTTAGTCTGTGTCTTGAACTTATTTTCTCGCTTGTCTTTGTGAGTCTGCATTCAAACTCTTTTCTATCTCTGAGGGTTTCAGCCCCTGATACAATTGTTTCTAATTGTTCACGATAAATGGTGACCTCACGACACCATACTTCAAAATCTTTTATCCAACGGGTTTCAACCGTACCAAGCTCTCGGTTTCTAACGTTAACCTGTTTATACAATTTAACCTTGTGTCGCATATCAGAGGTTTTAGCATTTTTCACTATACCTCACCTCCAACAGGGTTGGTTAATTCATCAATCGCTTTATCAGCCATGATAATTTCTTTTTCAGTCGCTTCAGGTGTTGGATAAAATCTCAATACATTAATAACTGCTGTAATACCAATCGGTAAAGCGTCTACACTCTTAAAGTCAAACCCCATCAAGTCACGATTCTCTAACCAGTGACCAACAATCATTTCAATAGCGGTCACTGTTAGAGGGTCTTCAGGGTGAAACGCCCCTGCTTTGAATAACAGGGATTGAGCACCCTTGATATATCGTTCAATTGTTGGATATTCGTCTTCGGTGTATCGTTGTGAGTCAGCGACTAGCTCTACGCTTATGATTGGTGTAATGAAGTCCATGACTCACCAACCTTAATGACTAGGCTTCAGGGCTAGCGGGTGCTACTGAAGTGTCAATTTGTCCCATCACTAAAGCTTCAGGGTCAAGTGATACTACACCAAAACGGTCAATAATACGAATATCATATGAGTTCCGTTTGAATGAGTCTCCACCAATTGTAGTAGGGGTAATTTCATATACACCTCGGTCTACAAAAGTGATAGCTTCTTCAAAGTCACCTACATAGAATGGTGCTTTTTTACCCGTATTAGCTAACGTGCGATCAGGTAATACTGTGATTGTATGACCATCTAAAGTATATTTATCAGATTGAGTCACGTCAGGTTGTAATAAGTAGTTACCATTTTTGTCTTTCATTTTCCGTAAGTAATTGTAACCAGTTTGATTAGTTACTAATTGAGCGTTTTCTCTGAAAGCAATATCTAATTTTAAGTCAAGAATATCTTTTACATCATCAACAGTAGATACAGCAACTTTGTTAGTGACAGCTTCTTTAAGCTTATCTAAGACAGCTTTGTTACGAGTAACAATAGTTTTCTTAGAAATATACTTAGCTACATAAGCCAACAAGTTTTGGTCTGTGTCTTGTAACAATTGACGAGGAATCGGTAAGATACCTGCATAATCACTAATCTTATATTCCTTACGCTCGAATTGAGGAGTTTCGATTTCAGGAATATTTTGCCATTCACTAACATTCACAAAAGGTGTGATAGTAGAAAGTTTTTCATAAGTGAACTCACCACTAGGAATATTAGTTTTGAACACACTAACTAACTTAGTTAAGTCAGCTTCTAACCCTCGTTTATATTCATGAATCATAGTTGATACTGACTTAGGAATGATGAAGCCACCATCTTCACCAACTGCTGATTGGAAATGAGGGTTCACTGTCGGAGCGTCACGTACTTCTAAAACACGGTCATAAACTTCAAAGTCACGACGGGTTAATTTAACACCAATAGGTTTTCGTAAAGCACGTACAAAAGTTTTTTCGTATTCTACTTCTAATTCTTCAATTGTTAATTCTCGTACTTCAGGAACGTTGTTCGCTTTAATTTCCACGTTCCGTTCTTCAACATTATCTAATACGATTTCACGGTCTTCAGAAAGGATAGTAATACGTTCTTTCATTTCTTTTAATGTAGAACTTAGATCTCGTAATTCATCTAATTCAGCTGTTTCTTTTACATCTTCAAACTCTGAGCGTTTTTCCTCATATTGTTTCAATAATTTACGTAATTCTTTATTCAAATAAACCGTCTCCTTTAATATTGTAATTTAATATTTGAACCTGTTTCCATATAGAAAGGTTCAGCGTCTTTAGCATCTGGTTCTTTATATTCGACAATGAAGGTTAAAGTTGAAATATCATCCTCAGTATTCGCACCGATTGAGATTTTCTGAACTTTCTCTAAGTCAATTCTTTCTACCGAGTTGCGGAGGATATTGATCAACATTTCATTTGTCATTTCAATCGAATCTTGCAACTAATCACCTCACAACATTTCATTTGTCATTTCAATTGAATCTTGCAACTAATCACCTCACAACAGTTCTACCTCAGATTGGATAATCAATCTTTCCCGTTCATCAGAATTATCTGATTGAACATTTTCCAAAGAGTTTAAACTCCTTGTAGATAACATGGCTTCCGTATCAGAATAAGCTGGTCTTGTAACGATTGATACATCGTATAATTTATCAATCTTAGTTACAGTCCGTTCATACATCCCGTCTGACCGTTTTCGCCATGTGTCACCTCCTTTCGGGATGGTAAAAGCGAAGCTACACTTACTGATTAAACCCTCTTTCATGTTTTCAACAAGGTCTCGTGAATAACTTGTATTAGTCGGCTTAAATTCAAACATCAATCCTGTATCGTCAACACTTAACGTCATATTATGACCTGCTCTAGCTAAGACATAGTTTTCATTATGGTTAAGTAAAGCTACAACATCACTCATATCAGTATCATTAAGACAGTCCCGTTGTAAATATTCAATAAAACCTAGGTCTTCAGAGGGTCTATTAAACTTCAGCGCATACCCACGAATCATAGTTTCATTGTTTTCTTCAAGACTTCTCACCTCAAAATCCGTATTAAATGAGCGAATATCAGTGTCTGTCAAGTTCTGATTCTTGCTGTTCTTCATCTTGTTTACCTTGTTGATTGTCATTTGGTTCTCGTTCATTCGATTTATCACCTCCTTGTAGTGCTACACCAAAGTTATTCGTATGGAATAAATCAATATTCTTGGCTGGTGCATAGTTTAGAGAAATGAACGGTTCGTTCCCATAATCTTTATCGTATGGGGAGTCCTCATTCTTAGCTCTTATCTCATTGATCGTGTTAAAACCATTGGCAAAGTTAATTTGATTGACTTCAGCTCTCGACTTACTGTCACCACGCAATTCAGAATCCATGTTAAATTTTACATAGTACCCTTGTTTAACCTCGTCATCAGTGAAGAGCTTGTTCATAAACTCTTGTTCAATCTGAACTACCCAAGGTTGAAGTGTATTCTTAACATAATCTAAAGATTGGTGTTCAATGTTGGTATAAGTCGCTTTATCCAAGTCATTAATCTTATGTAACGGTACTTTAAAAATACTTGCAATTCGTTGTGAGTTATACTTCTGACTACTCAACCATTGCATATCAGATTGACTAATACCAATTTGTTTATATTCTAAACCTTGATCAACAACCGCTATTGATTGATTGTTATTTATCTGTTCCCAAGCTTCCCTAACTTTCTGTTTAGCCTTAGTATCCAACATACCTTGTGCGGTTAAGATACCTTGCGGTAACCCACCGTTACGAATCATATTGTAATTATATTTATTAGCAATATCATTAGACTCTAATTGCAATCTTACAGCGTCAATTGGACTCATACCAATAATCCCATCTGTAGTCATACCTTTAATATGAATGATTTCAGACGAGTAGTATAGCTGACTATCACCATCTACAGTCGTTTGATAGTAAAGATTTCCTGTGTCTACATCAATGACTGGTCTAGTGATACTGGCAACCAAAGGTTTAAGCTCTTTAACGTTTCCTTTATTGTTGAACTCTATCAAGGCATAAAAATTACCCCAAGTACATACATCAGTTACTAGTAACTTTAAGAATGTATAAGGGGTCATGTATCGGTTAGGTGCAACTCTCAGGATATTGTAAATATCACTATCTGTGATAGGTTTAATACTTCCTGTTTTAGGGTCACGCTTATAAGTTTTAAAAGGTAACTTCGCTATATCATCCGACAAAACATTGATACAGGCATAAACTGTATCAAATAATAAAGCGTTACTAGGTGCTGCATGTGCGCTATTAAGTTTGTCTCTGTCAACATAAATATCAAACAGAGTTCCCCACTTATCATGCAATTCAGCGGTAGCCTGAACGTCTTTATAAAACAATTTCTCTAGCATTTATCTGTTCTCACCCCCTTTAATGACTCAATTTAGTCATTTATACTCACCTTCATACTCCTTAACTTCCTTTAAAACCCTATAGAAAAAGGCAAAAAAGAAGCCTGTGACGACTAATGTTAGTCCAAGAACAAACAATCCTAGAACAAAATTCACTAAAAAACTTGCATAAACTATGCAAAAAACCCCAATAATTACCAAAAAATCAAAGATAATTCCCATATTACCCCCTCATTTCTATACTCAAAACCTCTAAAATGACCAATTATCACTCAGGATAACTGCATTCATATCTACAACTTGGTCATCATACATAGCTCTAGCAAACGCATTTAAGATAGAAGCAATCGGGTCAATTCTATCTCTCGATACCTTTTTACTAATCTTTATATTCTCGTTAGCGTCAGTTATTATCACCGCATTACCTACTGCCCACTTCAGGAGCTTATCGTCTGTGTGAAATAGGGTTTGTTTATAGAGTTGTTCCCTAAATTTCTTAGTAGGTTCTGTTAATTTAGTAATACCTTGTGGAATATCCACCATAACAAACCCTTCATTTGTCAGGGTACTAGCTAAATGAGTAGCGTTCCATGTATCAAAACCTACTTCTCTACAGCCATATTTACGTGCCATTTCTCGTAAATCATTCATTAAATACTCATAATCAACCACCGCACCCTCTGTCAAGACAACCTCTCCTCGGTCTTTATACATTTCAAAAGGTGCTTTATCGTGTGATTTCCGCTCCATAAACTTCTCAGACGGGATATATGACCTCTGACCGCAAAGGAATTGACCTTTCTTAACTGCCACCCAACCTAGACTGGTTAAGTCAGTGGTTGAGGATAAGTCAATACCGTAATACATATTAGCGCCCTTCAGGAAATCTTCGACATCTGCCTCATTCATCACCTGACGCTCGTATTTCTTCATATCTATAAACCCATTATCCTTTTGGTCTACCCATTCATTCATATTTTTAGTCATAAAGTTTCGTAATTCTTCAGGTCTATCAAGTGCTAACTTCAAACCCTCTCTCAAAGAGTTGAGACCTTCTTCATACGTCACTACAACTGGATTCGATTTACCCCACTTAGACTCATCTTTTATATCGTCTTCGGGGTCTTTTTGGTATATTGCTACAAAAATACTATCATTTTCAATATCTCTATCTGGATTGAGAATATCCATACAGTATTGGTAATAGCTATATGCAGGATAATGTAAGTTAAACCCCGCTGTCGTGATATACAGCATTAAAGGCTGTTTACGTGCGACCATCCCTGTTTTCAGCACGTCTACAATCTCATTTGTTTCATGAGCGTTAGCATATTCATCAATAATTGCTACAGAAGGGTTTGTTCCATCCCCTGTTTTCTTTGCTTCACGAGACAAGGCTTTGATTGTTGAGCCATTCTTTAACACCTTAATTCTATGGTATGAATCAGAGTATTTATCTTTCAGCATATCCATATGCTCTATCTGGAATAAAATCTCCTCATAAGCTAACATTGATTGGTTTCTATCCCAACCCGCAATATATATTTCTTCTTGTTCTTCACTTAGAAAAGCTATATATGAAGCTAATAAGGACACTTTTTGTGTTTTACCTTGCTTACGTGCTTCAAAGATTAGTGCCTCACGAAAACGTCTATACCCTGTATCACTATTCTTAAAAGCTAAGATATTGGCTAGTTCAAATAGTGAACTAACATGTAATTCAATTGGTTGGTTAGCAAGAACTCCTTTACTATGCTTTGCTAACCTACACCATTCAGTGAACTTATAAACTTCTTCCCAATCGAAATACCATTTACTGTTATTCAAGTCTCTCAGGAAGCGTTCCATAGCCCACTTCATAGGTCTACCTTGGGGGATTGTACCGTTCAAGGACTCGTCAACATAAGTTAGTATCTGGTGTTTCACTTGTTTTATCCCATTGGTTAAGTAGTCCTCACTCAATTCTTCACCCCTTTTTTTATTATATGTATCTAAAAAAGCACCCTTTCATTTTGATAAGGTGCTTTCTTTTTTGTATATTTACTTAGTTGAAATGGTTGAGGGTTGGAGAGTATCTTCAGTATTCTACTGTGTACCACTCCAAAGTATTTGGCGCAATCTCTAACAGAATTAAACTCTAATACTGAGCCTTCAGGGAAAGTTACCTCTACCCCTTTAGCTCTAGGTTTCTTGTGTGTCACTCCAAAGATAACAGTACCGTTCGTCATAGGATTGTAGTCAGGGTTACTCATACGCTCTGCCTGAGCGTCTCGCATTTTCTTACTCCACGAAACACAAGCGCTACCACCATAAGTTAGGTTATAACCGTTCTCTACTGTGTCATATCGAATTATATATTCAGTTTCTTTAGCAATCGCTTGCTTCTCAGTGAGTCCTGTCAGAAGTATTTCATGTTCAAAATTATCAAACCCGTATTTCTGAATAGCGTTATAAAAATGAGTACACCCCTGATAATTCTTCCATCGCTTCTCAGGGTTCTTACTAATACCTACATACTTCTTACCGTTAATCTTATTGGTGTGCATATATAATGAATATTCACCCAAAAATATATCTCTCCAATAAAAAAAGCCACCGACTAAACGGTAGCTTCAATGTTTTTAATATCCTAATGCTGATCCAAATAATTTCTGCTCTTTGGTTTCGGGTTCTTCTTCAATTTGTTCTTTATCTTTACGTAACTTGTTACGACTCAGGAAGCCAATCCCTAGCTCCTTACCATAATCTAAAGTTTGCTTATGATAACGATTCTGGAGGTGGGATAGCTTAGTATAATCAGGGTCAACATAATCTAACTCTGCCATCTCAGCGGTAAGTTCCCAATAAAGTTTTTCAGCGACAAGGTAGCGACAAAGTGTGTCACTTTCTAAATTACTCATTAGACCTGTTCCCTCAAACTGATCAATGAACCAATAGAAGCGGTCATGAAGTTCATCAGGAAGTGAGTCAGTAGGAACAATTTCATCATCTTTCATCCTGATTTCTGTACGTCGCTTTTCCTCAATCTCTGCCTTTGTGTAATGCTTGTTACTATATTTTTTTGCCCATTCAGCAGGCATATTATACTGTGCCATTTTTTCACACCACCTTTCTTTAAAGTAATCATAGCTTGTGGCAATCTAACTTAATTTCACAAGTTAAACTCTCATAAACTCTGATTGGTTTTACACTAAAAAAGATAATTTTTGTCCCAAAAAGGTTAAAAAAGGGAAATTCATGTGAGGAGAGGGGGCGGGCGGTCTTTAGGTATAGTGAATCCGTGATATTTGCACGGGGTATGGGAACAAGCTTTCAAAACGTTGATATATAGGGGTTTTTAGTTGTTGCTTGTGGTATTTTGTTAAGTAAAAGTTTGTGATTTTCACTTGTTAATTGTTGATTTGTTGCAATTTTCTGCTGTTATTTGTGAATATTACAGCTATTATTTTGTTGCATTGTCATTATTGTTATAACAATAGCAATAATATTATTATATCAACCATTGATTGAGTTAGTTATTCACAAAGTCTTAGCGTTACTACCCTAACAGTTAAGCGCCTAACCTATGAGCTTGTAACTATTAGCTATAACATACGTTACCAACGATCTACACCTACAACAATTCATTGAATGGTTAATAGAATAGTAACTATATGCTAGACTATTTAATAACCAATCTAAGACAGAACAATAAGCAATCTATCCTATAACTTACTTACCTGCTATCAGAAGCAAACCTATACATAATATAAGCGGATACTATTTAAGTCTTTATAACAGTTAGAATTGACATGCACCCTACTCAATAACGCTTAGATATATCTAACCTGTATCAAAATCTATATGCTATATAGATAGGTTATCAAGGTATGGAGTACTCAATACAATATGATGAACCGATCTTTTTACTTCATTATAAGCAAGGTTTAAAGCTATCTTATTTCAGGACTTAGCTTATAAAGCCATCAATCAAGGCTTACTTATATTGCAATCTAACCTTGATAAGTCTTAAATCAGGGTCTAAATGTATTTAAAATGGCGCTTGTCATATTAGATATAGTCTTCATATAACTAGGGTTGTAAAATTATTTTAAGCGTATAAACGTGATAACAACGGGCTTCAATAGGCTTTGACTAAAATAATTTAAAGAAAAGATAAAAAACCTATTGACATACGTTATAGCGTCAGCTATAATGTGCTTGTAAATAAAACAAGCGCAAAAGTTTGTTAAACAACCTATAACATTCTATAAACTAGTTTTTTTTTACAATGTAAAGGTAAAATATTGCTAATCATTTTAATTAAGGAGGAAAAAGAAATGGAATTAAAAATCTGTATTTGGAATTGGGAAGACTATAACGAGGGGATCAGCTCTTGGAAATGGTTTAAATTACCAGATGAAGCGGACAACTTAATAGATTATATAAAAGATTGGGAAGAGCCTTTTATTTGTGATAGTGAACATAGTTTTATAGATGAAGATGATGACATATATTCGGTTATAGATTTTAGTCAAGATTATGCTAATCATGGTTTTTATGACTTTGTTCAGGATTACTATGATATTTATTCTGATGATTATATATATGACATGGGAAGCTTTGATGAAATGTTTTGCGGTGTTAATCCGCTCGATATTGCGCAACGTATTTTTTACGGTGATTTTAACCCTAACCACGATTATTTTATCTTTGACGGCTATGAAAATTTAAAAAGCTTAACAGAGTATGACAGAGAAAAACTTGAAGAAGGTTACTACAATGAAGCAATTGAGTATGCTTTTAGAAACTATTAAGGGGGTACAAGCATGAAAATATATAACGATTTAAAAGAATTAATGTGCGACAATGAAGAGTTAGCTGAAGAATTGTTGAACGAGTTTGACAATAATGGATGGGTAGAAAATCAATTGTATTTATATGAAACTGTAGAAGATTTTGCAGAATACGAATTGACAGAAGGTTGGTATACGAATATAGGCTTAGGCATGAATCATGATTACAGGGGTGCGCCTAATCCACTAGATTATATTGACTTAACGGCGCTAGGAGAAGCGTTAGTTAAATCATGGGATGTGTCAAGTCACTACATTAATAAGAAAAAGGTGATTGTTCGAAGTGATTATGGTTGGTAATGATATAACTGGAAAGAAGAAACGGTTTACTCTATGTTTTTACCGCTTAATTACTCAAATAAAAATTAGATATTAACAAGAAGATTAGAAAAATAAGAAGGGATAACTATGCAAAAATTACTAAACCAATTTAATAAAATTTATGAACAACTTTACAACAACGATTCAAAAAATATCTATACTTGCGGTTATAATGAAGCTGTAACCGCTTTTGATGAAAAAATGAAAGATGATAGCTTTAAAAAGTTATTAGGTGAATTTATCCTCTTTAGTGGCGATTTTATAATGTCAGACCGTGAAGCAGCGGCTTTCATGTTTGCACTAAGTGACTTAGATATGATATAAGGAGGAAAAATAAAATGCAAATTATAATTTGTATTCAGGATAGATTAGATTATAATAAAGGTATTGACTCTAAAGAATGGTTTACATTACCAAGGGATCTGGATAGGCTGATACATGTAGCGAATACATGGGAAAAACCTATTGTATATTATAGCGATTATGATTTTATAGGTGAAAATGATATAGATACAGTGATAAAATTTAGTAAAGATTATTGTAATTATAATTTTAATGACTTTTTAGATTATTATTCTGATAATAATTTAAATGGTGAAATTTATTCCATGTATAGATTTAATGAAGTGATGAACGATTTAAACCAACTAACAAATAACTATACCCCCTTAGATATTGTTGACAAAGTTTTAAACGGGGACAGATTTAATTCGGGCCATGAGTATTTTATGATAGATAGAAATAGAAATATAGTAAGTTTATCAAACGAGGACAGATTAAGACTTGAAGAAATGTATTACAATGAAGCTATAAAAACCGCTTTTATCAACAGTAGGAGGTATTAACCTTGTGCAATGAATTGAATAAAAAAGACTATAAAAAAGATTATAAAAAAGCTATATCTTTACTTAATAAGGTGTTAATGTTAGACTTGACGCCAATAGATCAAAAAAATCTTATGAAAGTTAAACGGCAATTACTAACGACTTTTAAACAATTAAACAGATAGGGCGCACCCTATCAGAAAAATAAATAGACTTATGAACCGTATATAAAAGGCGGTTTATAGGTCTATTTTCTTTTGTATGGATATATCTTAATTGCATTAGTGTACCCTTAAACGGGTAAGCAATAGACTTAAATTAAGCGTGATTTTAGGCGCTTAAATGTGTAATGATTAAATACCTTAATTGACAATTCAGAGGCTTTATAGGCTAATTATAAGCCTATATGCTTAATCAGGATATAGGGGAACGCCCTTTATAAAAGCCATGCACCTTATTTAAGCTTTTAACCGCCTTTTAAGACGTTTTAAGCTTAACCTATATAAATTACCCTACTTTTACATTTAAAAGCCTTGTAGGCCATTTATAAGCTATATATGACCTATTATTGTGATCAACAGTAAACTAATAACAACTAAGTGACTGAATTTAATGTTATAAAGTTAAATCTCATTTAGTTAAATCATAGACAACTTAAAATTAAGCTTTTAACCGCCTTTTAAGACGTTTTAAGCTTAACCTATATAAATACCCTACTTTTACATTTAAAAGCCTTGGACAGCGTTTATAAGCGCTTATTGAGTATAAAAAGCTTCAATCTATCAGTAAGGTAACCCATACCTTAAGACTCAGAAACTAAAATCACAAGCTAAAATATGACTGTATTATCATAGCTTTCTTGATATATTTATCATTCACTTTTCCATATATTCAAACTTTATCAGAACAAGAAAAAAGCTACGTTTTCCTAACAGGAAAAACCTCTGTTTTCGGACAGCGGGCCGCCTAGTTCACAATTTGAAAATTTTAAAATTAAATCAAAAATTTGTAAAAAATGAATATATCGTTTTTGATAAAAATTAAAACAGCGTTTTTTGCAAATGCCTTACAGGAAACTTTCCTGTTTTCGGACGGTCATTATATAGACGGTCTTTTTTTTATTTTAAATTGATAATCAGGAAAGTTTTTATAAAAGCAAATTAGTCAATAAACGTGTAAATCTTTCTGACAAACAATCAGGGTATATAGCTTGCAAGTGTTGATGGACTCAAATTATCATTGATATTTTGGAAAGCTTTTACCCTATTTTTAAATCAGGATATTATAGACAATCTTACAAATTAAAACACACTGACCGTTTACAGATCAGTGTGAAAGGAGGAAAATATGAATACAACTTGAGAAGTTCGATAAGTTATATTTCAGGAAGATATACTGTATCCTGCAAACCCCAATAGACCATCAAAGTTCTCTGAGAGTTAATATCTAATCTCTCAACAATACTATTATAACACAATTTACCCCCTATTTTACTGCACTTTCATTGTATTTTTTAAATTTTTTTATATATTTTTAAACAAATTATACTGTTTTAATATCAACTCACGTTATACAGCATAAAGATATTAGATAATAACGTTAATAATATAAACATAACCATCAATTGCCAGTATCCTATATTCATGATGAAACTAATTTTGACATAACCCCACTCAAACTAGATTTGACTCTAGGGGTATTGAAACGAAAGTTGAGTTCAGGGGTATGTAAAACCAATTTTGAATACAAGGGTATTGAAACGAATTTTGAATACAAGGGTATTGAAACCAATTTTGAATACAAGGGTACTCAAACGAAAATTAACCTCAGGGGTGTTGGGGTCTGATTTTATACTCAGGGTATACGAAACAAAATATAATCCCCTGTCACCTCCCCTACTTTCAGAGGTTGTGCGGTATACTTAGGGAGGTGAAACTTTTTAGTTACTTAAATATAAAGACTATATACTTCTTCTCTTAAAAGAAAAATAAATACTTTAGAGAATAAAAGTAAATAAAGGTATTGTGAAATAAAGTTTTCCGAGGTTACAAAAATAAAAATATGTAACCTTTATGTAACCTTTTTTGTAACCTTTAAAAAGACTATTATATCAATATTTCTAAAGAAAAAATAGTATAAGGTTACATGGTTACATAAAATTTTGAAAGTTCTACGTTTTTTATATTTTTTATATTTTTAACCCCTGATAGATTTTAATATTTCTCTCATTTTATAAAAAGATAATATTAAAAAATAAAACTTTTTAAAAATCCATGTAACCCATGTAACCTGTAACCACACCCTCTGAGCCTTACTCTCCCAAGGGGTATAAGGTTACATTATAGGTTACATGTTTTTAAAAATGTAACCTCTGCAAACGTTTTCTACACCTAATACGTGTATTTTGAACATTAAAATTATCTCATAATTAATGAGGTTTTTCTAATAATTTAACCATGTTTTTCTCATTATTTCAAACTAGAAACAATTTATATATTTTATATTTGTTCAAACAAATCTTTCACAAACTTTTCTTCATTCATAACAAATTCTCACTTTACCTTACCCTACTGTGAATGTTAAATCAAGGGTTAAGTGCATACCATGATTCCTGAGGTGAAGCCAATGAGAAAACAGAGCATAAAAAAAAGAGCCACTCAGAGAAAGTGGCTGGAAGATAAAAACTCACCTTAAGTACATTATACCATATTAATATACTTAAGTGAGTAACCATCAGAAATGATAAGGTAATTATTTTAGGGAATGACAACAAAAAACAAAATTTATGAATAAGAAACTTATCTTAAATATATTATATCACACAACTACCAATAAAGCAAGCTATTTTAAACATCCATTGATTAATTTTCCAAACCCATCTAAAACTAACCTTCAGGACGCCAACCTCCCATATCCTTACTTGCTGTTTTCCGATTATGGCACGACTCACACAAGCTCTGATGGTTGTTACTATCCCAGAACAATTTCTTGTTCCCTTTGTGCGGTACGATATGGTCAACAACCGTTGCAACGGTTGTTCTACCGTGTTTCTTGCACTCCTCACACAACGGGTGTGCTGATAGGAACGCTTTCCTATAACTTTGCCACTTCCTATCATAACCTCGCCTGTAAGCACTTCCCCTGAAGCGTTCATAATCAAGTTTATATTGACGTGCTTGGTCTTGGTGATCGGGGCAATAGGTTTCTTTGGTTAGGTTGGGGCAACCCTGTACAGCGCACTTACGATACCAAATTGACAATGTTAGTTCACCTCTTCCTGATGAAAGGTTAAGGGTGAGGTTGTCAATCGTTAGGTTGTAGTCAACTTATGCTGATAGAGTACTGATAGCGTACTGACATTACCCTTGACAACCCTAACCTCAATTTCACCTATTGTTTCATTCGTTCTTTTGCTATATTGAAATATTTTTCATCTAATTCAATCCCGTTGTTGTGTATCGATGTCTGCAGAATAATTGTTTAATCAACTTTATCATTGTCACACCCCGTTCCTTTCACCATAAATAACTTCTCATACTTACCTCCTGAACCTGTTCCACTTTGGAAGGTCGGTCTTGCTTTTTTAAACTCAAAAACACATTCAAATCGATTGTCTGATATTTCATAACTACTTAGTAAAACTATATTATCCTTAGCAGTTTTTACGCACCAATCATAAAAATCAGAGTAATTTAACGCCACTTTATAGTTATGCCTTGTGTTCTCATAAGGTGGGTCAAGATAAATTATTTGATTAGTCAGGTCGCTAAAATACTGGTAAGGTTCGGTGGATATGGATAGGATCGAATTGCCAAATCTATATGGCCTATTACCAGATGATTCTGTTTGACTTAGTTGCTGTAGCTTTTTCAACTGTTCCAAACGTTCCAACTGTGGAACCCTTTGTAACTGACCTAAACATTCCAACTGTTGAACCCTTTGTAACTGACCTAAACATTCCAACTGTTGAACCCTTTTAGAGTCCTTGCTCTTGTAATCAGCAAATGCCTTTTTATAAGTATAAGTCTGTATATAACCGTTAAAAACATCATGATTGTCTATAATATCTTTAGCTAAATTGTATTTAATATCGCTTATAGCTTCGTTGTGAAGATAATTTTTTCTGTTGTTACCAAACGAATTGACAAGTAACTTTAATTCATCATCAATCGTTTTATTTTCCTTATCTCTAAGTTTAAAAAAATCTTCTCTACTGATAATCAATGTTTTAAGGTATTCCTTGTCGCTATACAGTACCTTGGTAAACATCCCAACCGCTGTAGAGTCTAAATCATTATAGTGTACTGGTATCCCATTAATGAGGCACTCTGCTGTAATTGCACCACCGCCACCAAATATGTCATAAACCTTTTTATCCTTTAGATCAAAGTTCTGTTTTATGACTTCTATAATCTTCTTAGATATTTTCTTTTTACTTCCTTGATATGGTAAGCCCACCGGCTTACCTTTTCTGATTTTCTTTTCATCTAAAATTAAATTCATATATAAAAGGAATAGAAAACTAGTTTTTAAGCGGCCGCAACTGCTCCTACTCCTTTCTTTTTATTTAAATATCAATCAAAATTTTTAGAAATTTTATAATACTCTTTAATTAAATTATCCATATCTTGTGTAGAAATTGATAAATATATAATCCAGTAAATTTCATCTCATCCTCGACTAAATTATGGAATAATCTTCCACCACCTCAATATAATTTCCACCAAGCTTGTCATTTCACATTGCATGCAATTAGGTTTTGAATATACTTTAATCATTTACTATCTCCTTCACTCCAAATAGATATTTCTTTATTCTGTCTACACCGATTTTTTCAACGGCTTCTTTCGCTTTTTCTTCCGTATCAAAATAGTGTGGACCAGGCTTGTCGTTATAATAGCGATTCGAATAAAATTCTAAACCATGTTTTCCATTAAGGAAAAACCCCCAATTATCTCCACCCTCTACAAACGGTCTACCCATTTTCTCCAACTCTCGTAACACTTTTAGACGCTCTACCTCAAATTCCGCTTCTTCTTTAGTTTTGAAAACATTCCCAATTTCAAACATTTCTTTGCCACTCGTTGTGCCAACCCAAATCGCCCCATATACTTTTCCTGACTCATCTATGTACCAATACTCATCTCCCTCTTTAGGAAATTCCTCCTGTTCATATTTATCCTTTAGCTCTCTAATTCGCTGTTCATATTTATCCTCTAGCTCTCTAATTCGCTGTTCAAATTCTTCTTTTAGTTTTTGTAATTCTTCGTTCATTTAAATCCTCCGCTTTCATCTTCAGCTAAGTATTGGTTTCCTACCCAATGTTCATATATATTTCTTACTGCGATTTTAATCTCTGTAGATTGATAAGCATTAAACTTATCTTCAACTTCCATAAGTTCTAAAGCAATTCTATTTAATTTTTGCAACACTTCTCTTTTAAGTTCATACGGTTCTAATGATTTATTTAATTTCAAGATAGGTTCGGTCATTGTTTGATGTATCTGTTTCACCTCGTCTTCTTGAGTAACCGTCACTAATTCTATTCTACTATCAATCAAATTTGCTAAGACTAATTCAAGTTCGTCAATGATAATGTTTTCTGGTGGTCTGCTTTTCATATTCAAATATTGACTTATTGAAATAGGTTTAGAGATATCGTACCCTAATTGATTAGCTTGATCTTCAACTGTTTCAGCCATGATTTGATTCTTAGTTACAATAGTTGCACCAGTCTTTGCACTCGCCTTAATAGCTTTAGTTGTTTTTCCTGAACGTCTTGGTGCGTTAATAACTTTCATTCTTTTTATTCCCATCTACTCCACCTCCAACAACTCATATATGTTATCAGTAGCTTTTTTAAACATTCTCATGTACTGTTTAACGTTTTCACACTCATCTAAGTTAATCAATAGGTCTTTGTATAGAATCGCTTTTAAGGCACTTCTCGTGTTTGGATAGTAACCTACTATTTTCCAAGAGGCGCTTTCTTCTTTTGTTTTAGGATTAACCCCCTGTGTATATTCTTCAAGTACAACATTTATTTTTATCGTGCTGTCTAACCCTTAATGTTTCGGTTATTTTCATCTACTCCACCTTTTCTAGTTCGTACACATCACCTTTAAATTCAATAAAATATCTTGGTTGCTCTAGTTCCATCTTGCTTTTCGTATAATCAGCATAAAGTAGCACACAAAAAAATAATAATACTAACCCAAGGATCCCCATTGTTAACATAGCAATAAAGCCTTTATTTTCGGATATCATCTATTCCACCTCATCCTTAATCTTCGCATCCTCCAACCACATCAAAGTCATAATGGCATAATTAGCTAAGTCTTTTAACGTGTCTTTGATTGACTCGTCTTTCACTTGCTGACTATCATTCTTTGTTAAAGCTTTAATTCTGTTCATTTTGTCGCTTAATCGAACCACACCTGCGATGACTCCAAACTCGTCAAGTGATTGAGTGAAACTGTCGCCATAGTCTGCGTTCTTACGTTTGTATAAATCGGTCATTTCTGTTGTAATTTCTTCAAATCGTTTATGAAGTGTCGTCATTTACTCTACCTCCTGATTCAAGTCTTTCAATGTCTGCCAACCGATGTCATCAAAATTCTTGCTTAGTCTGGTAATGTCTTTCAACACAAGTGAATTGTCAATTTCAGTATCTATATATTGCCAACCTTCGGCCCCATCGTATTCATAGCGAACCATGATAAAACCATCGCCTTTAATTGTTAAATCACTTGCTACTTCCTGTGCGCCGAATCCATCGTCATAATTCGTACGTGTTGCCACTGTGATAAAGTTACTGATACTAATCTTAAAATGGTCTCCATGAATTTGTTTGATATCAGCAAAGGATTTACCGTGTTTCTCTAATGTTCTGGTCGTTTCTTTGAATAGATTAGTCATTTACTCACCATCCTTTATAAATACACCATCAACAACCTTGCCTGTTCTATCCTTAATCACATCATAAGCGGTATCTAAGCACTCTACCGCACTTGAATCAATTGTCTTAGCTAGGATAATCAAAGTGACTAATGAATCACCAATCGCATCAATTGTGGCAAATTTATCATTTCTAGCTAACCCTGCGGCAATCTCGCCAATTTCCTCAACCACTTTAAGATATTGCGCCCTAGGGTCTGCTTTATCTAAACCTTTATTCATGGCCCATACTTCAACTGATTTAACTAAACTACTCATGTTCATTTCTGTTCCTCCTGCTTGTTCGTCCATAATTAATTTCTCTATTTTAAGAGGTCTAAACCCTGAAATAGGGTCGTGACCATCTGCTATTATTACAGGCATTTGAGTGATACCTTTACTTCTTAACGCCTTTAGTGCTTCATCGTCTTTAAATATATTTACTTCTTTAAATTCAATACCTTTATATTCTAAATATCGCTTAGACAGGTCATATTGCATGCAATCGGGTTTAGTGTATAGTGTTATCATATTGTTTCCTCCTAGAATAATTCTTTAAATATTGCTTCAAGCACATCAACTACAATTGAGTTACCAGCTTGTTTATAAAGTTGCGTGTTACTATTTACTTGTTCCGCTTTATGGAAATCATCATCTGAGAATCCCATGAGTCGCCAACATTCTTTAGGTGTGAGTTTACGAATACGTAAGTTGTCAACTACACCCTTACTATTGCTAGTGTCTAGTGTTTGAACCGTATCTCTCTGTACTCGCCCACGTCTTGCGGTACTATTAGGATAAGCAAGGTCAATTCCATCTCCCTCAACTGCTTCAAGATAGCCTTTTTTAGTTCCGTTTTTAATTGGAATCCCATGAATACAATTAATCATAGGAAGATGTCCTCCACCTGTACCCATTGATGACGTTAAAGTTGTAGATATACCATCCTTTTTGATAGCTTGATTTTTTTGTTCCCCACCTAGTAAAAATGGTTCATCTTTTAAACTGAATCGATAAACTAATTTGTTCGTTTTTTCATCATCTAAATAAAACTTCTCGTCAACTTCATCTTCTAAAACATCTTTTAATCTCAAAGTCAATTCTTGCTTTTCAGGAAACACATAAGGTTCATGTTCTCCTAAGATTGATACTACAAACACACGCTCTCTGTTCTGCGGTATTCCATAATCTTTGGCATTTAAAACTTGCCAATAGTTTGTGTAGCCTTGCTTTTCCAACCACTCTAACCATAAGTCAAAGTTATGCTTATGCTTCTTGCTGACTAGATTCTTTACGTTTTCCAACAATAAATACTTCGGTTTCTTAACTGCTATTACTTTTTGACATTCCCAAAGTAAACCGCTTCTTGTTCCACTACCTTCATCAAGTCCTAGTCCTTTACCAGCAACTGAAATATCCTGACAAGGAAAGCTATAAGTGAATAAATCATGATCAGGAATATCTTCTGTTTTTATTTGACTAATGTTGCCTAAGTTATTTGTTTCTCCGTGAATTGCTTCATAACTCTTGATGGCAAATTTATCAATTTCTGCAATCGCAACCACTTCGTGATCAATACCTAAATTTCTTAGTGCCATTCGTTGACTTCCAACGCCTGCAAATGCTTCAAATACTCTTAGTGTCATAATTTACAAAGGAGTAAAGACGTCTTTACATGGTGGCCACCAAACCTCCACTCCTTTCTGGTATTTAATTATCCTATACTTACCTAAACCTCACCCTGAATACTTGCCAAATAATCCATACAAATATCATCAATAAAAGGTAGCCCTCTTAACGTTTTATAAGCTCGTTCTCTTCCAAACTCTCTTTCAAGGTGTTTGATATACGTTTCAAACAACTGATCCATTTCCTCAGGAGTCAGTTCTCGTAACTTGTGACAAGTGTTTCCATTCATTTCTGAAAGTTCAAACATACCTTGCAAAATATCAATTGCTACCATACAGTCCCTCCACTTATTTATATATTCATTCGTATAACTGTTATAAACAATATTTGTTTCTAAACTTCACTTCCTGTTGACCATTCTTTTCAACAATTTCAATACGCTTTATCTCTTTTAATTCAAATGTTGACAACAATATATCTATAAACTTTGAAAACTTACTTGACTTAACAAACTCATCTTCACTTATTTCACGATTCATCAAACTGTAAACATCCATCCCTGTCAGAGCTGATATTTGTCGTGTCTGAAACTTAGTCGGTCTCACTGCTGCTGTTAGTACATTTCTGGTAGTAGCGTCACTCATAACTCCGCCTCGCTGAATGTCAATAGGGCTTAATTTATGTACGCCCATAAATTTATCTAGGTTTTTTCCTATAATGGTTTTAGGAGCGCTTGAACGTTGTCTTATGCTCTCACAGTGTTTACACAATTTACTTTCACCTTTAAAACATCTTAAAGGCAATACCAATCCACAAGTATCACAGTATCTAACTAACTGAGTATCAATTGGAAGTTCAATTTCTAGTATGGGCGATTCCTTTTCAATGTCCTTATAATCAATCAGAATATTTCTTTCTGTACTAGGTTCTTCCATTAAAACCCCTTCAGATAATTTACGAACACTGATTAGATAGTTAGGATAACCCTTAACCCTATATCGTTTGCATAGTTCTACTTCGTAAGACTTCATATAACCACTGCTTCTGGACTAACGAGTCTCAATCTTAGCTAGTTTATCAGGCGCAAACCCTGCAAAAGCATTATCTAAGTCACCTACTGCAACAACAGGTAATGATTGGAAACCACGATTTTCTAAGTCTTTTATTACTTCTTGGTGTTCAGTAATATTAATTTCTTTAAATTTAATACCTCCATTTTTGAGATATTGTTTAGTGAAAACACACTGCATACAATTCGGTTTTGTGTAAACAATAATTTGTTTTTCGGTTGTATTTTCTAACATACATTAATCTCCTTATCTATATATCTAAAGTTCTTCCTTAATCAATCCTAGCTTATCGGCTAGTGATTCCATGAATTGTAGATAACTCTTTTGAGCTGTTCTAAAATTCTTACCAACTAAGTCTGAGGCCTTGGTCATAGACACTTGACCCCCCTTGAAATACATCAAAGCAATCATTTCTTCTATCCATTCAGGAAATTCTCGGAGTGTTGCTTCAACAGCACACTTTTGTTCCTCAATTCGTCTGAGTCTGCGATCGTCCGATAGTCTAACCACAAAATTTTCAGTCTGACTTATAACCCTATTTGACTTACCACCGCCTATATTTTCATCGGTTTCAACATAAGGGTGTTTAATACCAAGTCTTATTTGACGTATGTAGTATTCATAGTACGGGTAGTCTGCAAGCACTTGCTTGCAATAGTCCCATGCTGATTGTCTCATCAATTACCTCCGATAACTAAACTCTGCTATATTTCCTGTTCCACCTTATCTCAGGAACGTCTATGCTTTCTGAAGTTGATTGGTCTTGTTCGTTAGCAATATCTTCAAAATCTTCTTCAAAATCTTTTTCAATATATTCTTCAATATATTCTTCAAAATCTTCAATATCTTCTTCAAGATAAGTACCTTGTCGCTTCTCTTTCCAATCGCTATCTCGCTCTAAACCTAATTCATTATCAGGGTCATATAGAAATGCTATTCTACATCTGAAAGGTTTATTATGTTGTAAATATTTAAAGCAATCTCCTTTGTTATGAGAGTGGAATACGATTGACTCAGTGCGACTATCTAAAATCATATAGTGACTATGCTGAGTCAATCTTGTTCGACTCTCTTGGAGATGGTAGGCGTAACGATTCATACCTTGACCATCTGTCTGTTTCATTCGATTCTCCTTTGTGAAATAATTATCTAACTTTTAGTGTCCTTAGACTTACGAGGTATAAATGTTTCAACCTCTGTATCGGTCAATACACCTTTACCTTTTAATCGTTCAAATACTTCTTCAGTAGTAACGTTCGGTACAATGCTATAAACCCTCTGAGTCTTACTGTTTATCTTGCGAGGTTTCGGCTCTAGTCCAAAAACTTCCTTTACAGTGTCTTGAAATTGTTTTCGACTCTGACAATTGAGGCCATTTTCATTCGTCCAGACCTCATACTCGTCATAAATCTCAGGGGTGCGCATACCATGAATATCTTCGGGGTTTTGGAAACCGAGGTATTCAATTGCTGTATTATTCTCATGATGGTATTCTTCGTTAAAGTCTTCAATCGCTTTACATGGACTAAAACCACCTTGTTCATACAGTCTGAAATAACCTTCAATGATTAATTTTAACCAGTACTCACGGGCTTCTTGTGTCGTAAGTTTGTTGATAAATTGAGGGTCTTTTTTAACAGGTTTGCTATACATTGGTAACCAGTTCACCCGCCGTTTGTATGAGTCACCTTTTTCATAAGTTTTAATCTTATGATTAGAAGTGAAAATTAAACTTGTAATCAATTGAATTGGTTTTGATTGTTCATATAGCTTGCGCATTTCAATAACATCTCCTGAGGAAATGTTTTTCAGATACTTCATCTGAGTATTGTTGATTGGTTCATCCTGAATATCGTCACCTAGGTTCACTAGCTTTCCTTGAATGGATTGTAGGTAACGTTCATCTTCAAGGTTCTTTACTGATAACGCTGAACAGTTTTCAGTACCAATAATTGAACGAATAATTGTTAGTAATGTACCTTTACCATTACCCCCATCCCCTACAAAGATTGAAAATGTAGCAAGCAATCTCACCATTTCAGGGTCAGTAATTAGAATATGTCCGAGTATTTCCAAGAGTCGTTTCTCATACTCTTTATCCCCTCCTGTAAGGTGTTTGAGATAATCGTCAACATCTTTCACGGGGGTAGCTTCAGGTTTGTAGTCAAGATCGATAACAAAAGGTGTAAAGTCTTTATAATCAACTTCAATGAAACGTCCTTTTTTAAGCACTCCGTTATTAAGTTTGATATTGAAAACAGCGTCATCTGATAACACTTCACATCGCATATCAATTTGAGATAAAACCTCCTGCACGTATCTAGTCTTCTGACCTTCACAATAGCGGTACACAATACGAGCTATCTCGTCTTTATCAGAGGTATATTCACCCCCATTAAACATATAAATTTTACCCGCATACTTGATAACCCGCTTCTCCTGCATGACTAAATCAGCAATTAAACTTTCACCATCTTTAACCGCTTCTATGTTTGTTTCCCGCATTAATAAATCAAGTTCTTCAGGTGGTAACGGGGTATCAAATATGACATCATTAATAAATCTCAGAATCGTCTGCCAGTGAGGTTTATTATGCACCTTACGTCTATGAGCAAACATTTTATTATTCCGCCCGTCACCGTCACCTAAACCTATTAATATGTCGTACTTACCTTTCTTCAGGAAATCGGGTAGGTCTTCTCTAATACCTGCGTTTTCAACTTTACGGGCTTTACCGTTACGTTTAACGGTAATTGATTTCGTATTTGATTTGTGTTTATATTCCACCTCGAATCCTAAAGGTGTGACTCCTTTACTCCCCCTGAAGCCATCAGGTTTTTTGAAATAAAGGTGTACCCCTCTATCTGTCCATACTAGGTGAGTTTTGATATTAAAAATCAGAATCAATTTTTCAATCTGATCATGACTAAGACAATCAATATCAACAACTAGGTCATTGTCTTCAAGGATATATCCTGCGTCTGAGAACGAATCTAAACTATCGCTTATCTCAGCTCCTCTAACTGAATGTTTAGCACCTTCTACATATTCGATATACAAATAGTTTCCTCCTTACTTCCATCTATCTATGACTTTGTTGATTAATTCATAATAGAAATTAATATCCAAACTTCCTTTAAAGTTCTTCACTTCATCATTCCAAACAATCATTGTTTCAGGACTATTAGGGTACATAGCCTTTGCACCGTTGGAACGTTGTTTAAACAACTTTACCCCATGCTTCCCTGCAAAGACCCGATTGACTTTTTGATACTTCTTCCCTGTATCATCAAACGTCCCTGCATAGGTGTTTCCTGCTTGGAGTACCATTTGAAATAACTCAGGTTTATCTAAGTTATCCATGATTGAATCAAGTGGATCAATGTTGTATACCAGTTTATTTACTACAGCTATATCTACAATTCGATTAGAGCAGTTCTTGAACGGGTTGCCCTTGTAGTATCTACCAACATCTCCTCCCTTAACTTTTAGTTTTCCATCAGGTTTTACACCAATGTAATTATTTACATCTTTTTGAATGAAGGTTGTATATTCTTCAAGCTCTAATGTAAATCCAAAGTCTTCTTCCCATTCTTTCCATACGTCTTTGTATTCCTCTGTATCCGAGGTGAAAGCAATCCCATCTGTGTTTACTTGAACAATCTTACAACTAGGTGCTAGTCGTCTTGCTAAGTCGTATAGAATAATCTGACCGTACTGACAGACAGATTGACTTGCTTTCATGTTATAAAGTAGCGAATATTGGTTCTTCAGTAAGCCATATACTGAATTAATCATAAGCTTCAATGCTCCTGATAAAACAGGGTCTGTGTGTTTCACTGAAAGTCGTTCATTTACAATTTCAGCAAACTTACTAGTAGCAGTTCCTAAAGTATTTAGGTGTATGATAATATTAGGATATAGTGAAGCTACATCTAATAATTTAACGTTCTTAAACACTTTCTGACTATCACTATTCACAGCGTGAAGTCCACCCCATCCAAATTCAAAAGTGGCATTAAACTCCTTGTGAACATATTTACCCTTGCCCGCTTTATCAGTCTGTTTCCAAAACTCTTTAACTTCAGGGGGTACAAGTTCATACATGTTATACTCACCGTCTTCACGATATTTACCGAGTCTAATAGAGAACCATTCAGGTATTGGTTTAGTTATTAATAGGTTTGCTGAAATGGTAGTTGTGTTCCATCTTAACGCTTTGTCTTGTAAGTGGGCTGGTAATCGTTCGATCAGTGATAGTTTAGGGGTGAAATAACTATCTTCCCTTAGCTTGAAAACGTCTATTGTTCGGTCCACGTCATAAGTACAATACTTAATCGTTTCTTCTACTTCTTCAGGTGTCAGTGGTCTATCAATTGTAAAATCAATCTCTGACTCATAGATATTAGAACCAAGGTTTGCTTCAACTTTTTTCAATGATGGCATACCTACATCTATCTGTTGGAAACAGTCAAGACTCAATATTGATGAGTGAATATTGTTCCAACTAATTCGCTCTCCTCCGATAATCTTATCGTTGAGCTTCTTAATATGATATTGATTCTTACCGTACAACATGTAAGTGAGAATATGGTCATCATAGAAGTAATTGTTATAACCTATCAGGGTTTTACCCCTGATAAGGTCTAACAATCCATCAAAGTTATTGTGAAATACCTTTATTAAATTATGGTTTATATCTTTTAAAACCGCTATTGAGTCATGCTGAAAGACTTCTAAATCATAGAACACAAGCTTTTCATGACTTAGTATTTCTTTCAAAACATCCTCCTATTTTGGCTTTTTCATAGCTTTCATTTCACCAAAGACATTGCCATTTACGCTCTTAACCTCTACCATTACTGTTTTACCAATGAGTGAATCTTTTTCAGAAAAAGGTACGTGGAACTTATTTTTGAAATTATTTAATTGACGTTTCTTTTTATCAGGGTCTTTAAACAATTTCATTTTAGAATCTATATTGACACGTACTGAATATCCCATATTTGACATATATTCGTCACCGTCAACATCATAAATAAATTCAATCTTATTCAATCGTTCATTATCAGTGATACTAATAATTTTACCCGTCATAATTTCACCGACTTGATTCAATTCAAATTTCTTAGGTATATTGAACTCAACAATATGATTAAAATCGCCATAGATGTAGACATCTTTCTTGACTCCAATTTGATTGGTTAAATCTTCAAAAGTCGTTCCAAATACTTCTTTTACATAACCATTGACCTTCCCTGCTTTTTCAAGGTCAGGAACAAATTTCTTTGCCTCATTATCGTACCCTGAACGCTGTAAAGTAACTCTTCGCACTTCACCTGCTTCTTCATTTAAAAAGACTAGTTCGGCTTTATCTGAACCGTTCTCATTGTTATACTCGACTGCAACCAATTCCAAATTTTTTTCAATTTTCAAATTGTTACCCTCCTAAAGTTTGTTGTAATTTATGTTGTTACCATTTAAAAATTCAATGACATTTATAAAGTCGTCAGCGTTTAAAATTTCTAATTTATACGTCTTAGGTTTTTGTTCAATTTCTTTTACCGTTTCTCGGACAACCTCTTCAGCTTTATCAATCGCTTTATGGCGACTATTTACAATCTCAATAGCTCCTGATATACTGAAATTATTAAGGTACTCTACAATCATTTCAGAGCCATAGTCCATAACCTCTAATACACCGAGGTCTTTTTCTACGTCCTTTAATGTTTCAACGAGTTCCTTTTCTGCTTTATCAAGACTGGTACTCTTGTTAAGCATTTGAGGTTTGATGAAGTTGTTCGTATCGACTTCATACTTTTCAATCTTAGGGTAGTGTCGCAAGCGTTTTTTAATAACGTCTTGTAACGCTACTTTTTTATTTTCACGCTCTTGTTCTTCAAAGGCTCTTACCTGAGAACGAACAATGCTTTCACCTTCCTTGACTGTCTCGACTATTTCTTTGACGGTTTCTTCAAAGTCAAGGTAAGGTACAAGTAATTCTTTCTTCACTCGTTTTCTGTGGCTATCTAAGAAATCAGCTTGCTTACGTACTTCAGCAACTAACTTCTTATTAGACTTGATTGTATCGTCAGTGACGACAACATTTCTAAGTTCCTCATTCAATCTCTCAGCGGAGGCGAGTATTCGTTCTGCATTTAGAAATTGAACGCTACCCTGTTTGACCTGAATGCTAGTGGGATCAAATTGAACAAGGTTATTGTCTAACTCACTAATCATCCCAATCACCAAAGTTTTCTCGTAACTCCTTTAAGAATGACATAAGGTCAGTAGGTGCTGATAGAGCATTCACATCATAATCAGCTAAGATGGTTTCTAACATCGACTCTTTTAAATCTTCGGGGTCACCTTCTAAGTAGCGAATATACGCTGTGTGATAAACTACATGATTACCACGTCTATCCACGACTACTTGTTGAGTGAAATGAGTTCCAATTACAAAAAAGTCTTCGTAAAATTCTGAGACTTGCTCCTGAAAATCAATTCGATCAGGACTAGTAATAACTTCTAATTTCATTCATTCCTCCTAATGTTGTTATATTTGTCAATAATTCATTGTGTTTAATTGTCTGAACATAATGTAATAACGTCAGTAGATTATCAAAAGTCAAAATTTATTTTATATTTGACGTTATTTTAATTTAACTAATAGAAACGTTGTGACTTGTGCAACTCAATCCATTCAGAGTCTTTACTCTTTCTATGGATAAAGTAAAATTCCTGACTTTGCCGAGTGCTTAAATGACGTTTAGCACCTTTTCTCGGGTCATATCCTTTAGTAGGTCTAGCTTGTGCTATTTTCACCTCACTGTGATTTGACTCGATAAATAAATAATCAAACTTTTCAGCTTTATCTACCATATCTAGCGAACTTGTATCCGTTGCATAAATAACCCGTTCCCCTGCTTTGGTAGTCCATTTATAACCATACGTCAGGACGTCATGTACTAATTGAAATGGTTCAATTGTGTATCCTCCAATTTCAATTGGATAACCGTTGTTGCTGATAATATCTAGTTCAACTAGTTGCGCAACTTCATAGTTACCTATGGTTACAATTTCAGGAAATAGCTCCTGCACTTTTCTGAAAGTTGTTTTATTCAAATGGTCTGTATGAACGTGTGTCACGATTAGATAATCAACATCATAAAGGTGTTCTTTTAATTTCTTAAAAGGTATTCCACAATCAATCAAAATGTTATCAATCCTAACAGCATTGCCACTTGAACCACTTGCTATTACTTCATAATTCAAAGTATCATCTCCTACTGGTGATACTTTGATGGTCTATAGGTTTTTACTTAACTTCAGCAATCTTCAACTCTTCCTCTGACAGTTGATTAGCAAACCTTAAATCATACATATATTGCATAAACCGCATGACCTCTTCAGGTTCATTTAAAACTAAGCCCTGAGGAGTAATGAAATAATCATCACCTTCAACGAGGTAAACCTCTTCGTTCCTCCAATCAACATATTTCTTTTCTGGTGCTTCTTGCATAGTGCCTCCCATTTATCTTGATAGGTATTTGAAATTCAAAATTGTATGAAGCTTAAAATTGATTTGACATTTTTCCATTTTATTTTTCTTACACGACTTCAACCTATCAGGCTCTGAAAATGAACAGCGTTGCTACATATCCTGTTTAAACAGCTGATAACTGTCACCTAAGTTTTCATAAATGTATCGGTCAACATTACTTTCAAGAACATATCCGTCAGGTGTGTTATAAATATAATCACCGTCATAAATATAATCCCCGTAATAATCTTCACCTATTGGTGTCTCCTCCTCAGGCTCTAAGGGGACTCCAAGGGAATCACGTATCATTGTCCTCACCTCCTTTCAATTTGTAAGGAGTATCATCTCACTGTGTTAACCAAAGAATCATTGACACTACTAACCCTATGCAAAGGAAAGTGTAAAGAAAGAACTCTTGATTTTTCATATCAAGTTCTTGTCTAAGTTCTCTAATCACTTTGTCTCGGGATGAAATTGCTTTTCTCAGAATGGCATTTAATTCTTCCTGAGAATATTGCTTGTCAGTGTTCCAAGTATTCATGTGTTAATCCTCCTATGAAAATTATGAAAATACCGCTTAACTATTGACTTCGTAAGCAATATATTCTATTATAAAAGCATAAGAAAGAAGCCTACAGAATCTGTAGTATTATTCTCCCGCCAAGAAGAAGTTTATTCAGTTTCTGTAAGCTCGCTTTCGTAACTTACAAGACACAGTATAACCGAATATTTAACTGAAGTCAACACTTTTTTTAGTTATATTTTCGTTTTATTTTGTCTTGCACTAGGAGGAGTGCGAAAATGAATATTGTTGAACCTATTAAAGAACTAGCGAATGAGAATAAAATAACCATAGCTGAATTAGAAAGAAAGCTTGGCTTTGCCGCTTCCTCAATCAGAAAATGGAACGAATCCATCCCTTCAATTGAGAAAGTAACAATGGTTGCTAATTTCTTCAATGTTAGTTTAGATTACCTAATTGGTAACTCACCACTGAAAAGCAACCGTGCGGGTCTATCTGAAAAACCTCTCAGAGTTGCTGGTCATATTGAACCTGATGTAAGTGATGAAGAAATGAAAGAAATTATCAATTATATTGAGTTTTTAAAAAGTAAACATTGATCAGGTGATTGTTTGAATGATTATGAGAAATTGTTAGCTGAATTTGAAAATGAAATTAATTTTGTCTTTGATCATAACCTCCCTGATAAACTCCCAGCGGTTTTAATTGGGGATGTTATTTACGTGAATGATAGATTACCATTTAATCAGGCAATCTCGTATCTTGTTGAAGAAATAGGCCACCATAAGACATTGCCTGAAGGTACGAATATTATTGACTATTCAAAATTGTATAATATCAAATTGGAAAATAAAGGTAGGGAGTGGGGTTACCGTAAACTCATCCCTTATGAAAAGTTAAAGAAATTTATAAATCAAAAAGACTCAGTAACCGTCTATGAGTTAGCTGAGACATTCAATGTTACTGAATCCTTTGTAGAAGAGACTATAAAATTGTATCAACGAAAAGAAAATATGCTTTAA